TTGAAAAAGACTGCTACGTTTGAATATCAAGGCACGCTGCCATTGCTTCAAGTTCAATGATGCGTCCAGTTGCTTGTTTCAATAGCTTTTGCTGCATGTGGTTTTGACGGATAAGGCTTGAGCACAACTGCCGGATTTGATCGACACTGCCTTGATGCAACGGCACCCGCGCTTGCTTCTCTAGAGTGAGTTGCTCCTCAACCGGGAGTTCAACGATCATCCATTGCGCCCAACCCATGAAACCTCCATCAATTGAAAAAGTAGGTAACGTATGGCGCGTCACCTATGCTGGCATGATAAAGGAACACCGCCAAGAATGGCAGGCGCGTGTATTTTACGAGCAGGCAATTCAGATTTACACCGAACGCATAAATCGTGTATTTTAACCTTTGCTTGCGGTGACGTTACGGTCACGGTTGTACCTTCCAGTTTCGGAGTAATCCCGCAGTGGTGATGCGCACATTCTGTGAAACACAACTTGGCCAATCTTTAAGCCAGGATACAAAGGTAGATCGTGAAATCTGCGTGCATTTTTGAGTTCAAGCGTGAGTTTGCTGCCATGCCAACCTGGATCGCAGAATCCAGCAAGCATGTGCTCATAGCCTTCGCGTGCGCGGCTTGATTTTAATACAAATTGCGCGGAGATAAATCGTGGCAGATTAAATGTCTCCAACGTTTCTGCAAGGCAGAACTCATTCGGCAGCAACCAATACGGGTGTTCTGCTGTGCGTTTACTGATGTCGATCTCGATCAGGTCCCGTTGATCGGCGACTTCGATCATCAGGTGACCACCAAGTCTTACATCAATACTGGCTGGATTCACGAGTCCGAGGTCGAACGGTTCGACCATTGCACCTTGTTCCGCGTGCGAACGGATCTGCCAATCGCTAAGTATCAAGGTTCAAAATTCAGGCTTCACCAGAATAGCCCAACCGGTGCTCGGCCCGTCAACTTCCCAGCGCCGTAACCAATTCTTGCGGCTGTATTCAACGCGAGCACCAAGCGCCGCTGAGTTACCGACATATCCACCGTTGATCATGTCAGCTTCGCCATTCGGATCGTTATGGACGATTGTGTCTTCGGTGTAGCCGATCACGACACTCCAATGACCACCACCACGTGGCGCGGTGGATGGACCATGATGCAACCAACCAACAGCGACAGGGCGACCGGCATCGATCTCAGCTTCAAGCGTGGCGATTGAGCAATCGGTGCGGAACCGTGCATCAAAGCCCAGTGACCGCAGCGCTTTGAGCTGAGCTTGCGCGTCAGTGGTGTCGCCAAACCGTGCGCGGATGATGTTGTATTCGTCGTCAGAGTCTACTTGGCCGTGATACCGGGCGATCATCGCGCAGGTGCTGCTGAAACATTCGCGGTATCCGGTGCCGGATGCGTTATCAAGTTGGTACTCATAAGGCACGTCCAAGATCAGACCCTCGCTGCCGAGCTGCGACTGCATGATCGCAATCAGCTTCGTGGCATAAGCAGGGTCGGTTGCATAGCCTTCGCGCACGAGTAGCTTGGCGCATTCATTGCGATCATCAGCGCGGTTCACGCCCTGATGTTGCTCGTAGTCCTTGTACCAGCGCGATACGAGGTATTCAACGCAGGCTGCAAGAGACGGAAAATCAATGAAGCTATCGGCGATGGTGACCCATTGCCCATCCAAGAACTCACGTGTTGTGGTGGATGTGCCGGATCCTTTCAGGCCGAAGTAGTTGTGTTGGCCTGAGACGTGCTTACCCCAGCCAGATTCAAGCGCCCATTGAGCAGCGACAACCTCGGGGAACTTGGCGCCAGCAACCGCAGCGGCAGCCATGATGCCGTTCCAGTCGTTGTCGAAGCTGGCAGGCGCCTCAACTGCTGATGACCACGTTGAGTACCAATCTTGATCACGCGCAAGCAACCCAGGCGCAGCAGCGTTGATGGCCTGCTCCAGTTCATGGATTGCAGCATCCTGATGCCCGAGCCGTTTGTAGTACTTGAACAGGTCAATCAGTCGGATCATCGAACCAGGGAGCACGGATGTGTAGATCGTCGAGCCGCACTGGTGGCTGCACCGTAGGCGGCTGACTGCGATGCCAGCTTTCGATCTCGGCATCGAGTCTAGGTTTTAAGGTCGCCTCAAATTTGCGGCGGTTGATAGCGCGTTGCAGATCTTGCAGCGGTGAGCGCGTATCGAACCGCCATAACCAACGACCGTCAGCAGGGATCAGCCCTTTTTTGACTTGAGGCTGCGAAGCGCATGGAACACGATCTGGATCACGCTGTTGTCCTTGAGGGGCGACAGGGCGATGATCTCAGATGCGGCTGCCACGATGATCCAAGTGATCGGGCTGGCCAAGATTTCTTCGAGGTGCATGAGAATAGATGACTCGTATCCAAACTCTAGCGATCCTTGCTTTCAAGCAATGTGATCCTGTTGCCATGTTCGTTAAGCCTTGAATAAATCGCCCTTCGGTCTTCCTTCATGTCCTGATGCAACTCTTCAAGCTTCCCGGCGATTGACTCTACTGCTGCAGTCAAGCGGATCACAGCTTCGCGAGACTCGCTGGTGCGGCGGGTGAAGCCCGATACGGACATGCCAGCAATGCCGATGGAGGCACCTAGGATCGCGGCGTAGATTTCGATCACAGTGCTGCCATAGCCTTCGTCAACCTCATGTTACCGGTTCAGAACAATGAATCTTCCCGCCTGGGTGGTTAGTCGTTCGTTCTGCTGAGACGCCAAGATCACAAGCAGCGCAAGGCCACCGGCAATGCTGCTGCGAATTCCTGTGTTGATACTGGTTCGTAAATTCTTCATTACATGGAGCCGACCTTGGCGCTAACGGTTGGAGCGCCGCCATCAATGCTGACAAGCCGAAGGCGCACGTACTTGACTGGGCAACCGTTCAGCGCATAGCCATAAGTGCCGTTTGCTGTCAGCGTCGTATCGGTTTCGCTTTCGTCAAGATTGAAGTAATTCTCATCGTCAACGCTGCCCTCAATCCGGACCGTAACGCTTGTGCCAACGCTTGCAACAGTGACTTGAAACGCAAGATTCAGGCCAGTCGTAACCTGAGAATCGGTGACACCCGCACCAGTCAGGCTGCCGAGATCGGCGACCTCGTAGCCAGATTTAAGTCCGAGTGTCATGATTCTTCCGTTGCTTTACCCAGCCTAGCGTTGCATGGCGGCTGCATCGTAGGCAGCGATAGCCTGCCGGATTTTTTCCATCGTGGCGGTGTACGCGATTAGTTCCATGGCATCAGCAGCTTTTGTCGGCATAGATTTTGATCGTCAGTGCGCGTTGAGCATCTGCTCGATCTGCTCACGGCTGGCAAATCCCCAGGATGCCGCAGCTCCGGCATTCCATTCCTTGCGGATCACAGGTTCGATATAGCCGTCATCACCAGGCTTGAGCATGTGATCATAGCCTTCGGGGTATTCAGCGTCATCAAATGTCACAAAGTCGTTCAGCATGGCACGAAGAAAAGCATCGCGCTCAGCACTTGGCTCTGCGGTCTGAAGGTCTGAAACGGTGTTGATCAGCATGATGCGGCAAGTCCTAGGTGAATCAGGCCATTCTGGCCATCACCATGACGGATGTGGCCCATGAAAGCAATTTGCGATTGCCTCCATCCATCATACTCCCCATGTGCAAGAAGATGCTTCAACTTCCGCCGTTGCCGGATCATTGACTGTCGCTTGATCAGCTTGAACCTCAACCGGATCCGGAATCCGCAGAAGGTGAAGCCACGCCTGACTGGCACAAGACTCCATTTCCCGATCTCTTGCTGCATCTCAGTGGCAACAAACGCACAGATCTCGTTCTTCAGAGTCATGCCATCGTGCTTGTCATCCACAATCACTGCAGCATCATCCATGTAGCGCACAAAACTGCCGATGCCCTTCTGAGCAATGAAACGATCGAGTTTTCCGCCCCAGTAGTTGCAAAAGCACTGGCTGGTCAGCGCACCGATTGGCAATCCACGCGGCTGCACTGATAAAACTTGCTCGATCAGCCGTAGCGTGCGCTGGCAGGTCAGCTTCTTGCTTAGGTGTGCCAGCAGCAGTTCCTGTGGGATGGTCGGAAAGAACTTGCTGAAATCCACGTGCAGCACCCAAGCGTTTGGGTTCTGGCGCATCAGCTGCTGCATCCGGGTGACACACCTGTGCGTGCCCAGTCCAACCCTGCAGGCGAACACCTGCGGCATCATTGCTGCATCCAGGATCGGCCCGACCACTTGGATCAAGGCATGGTGTAGCACCCGATCACGAAAGCTCTGGCAAGCGATCGTCCGCTTCTTTGGATCAATGATGTCAAACTGCAGCTGCGGGTCAGGCTTCCAGCTTTCTTCAATCAGACGTTGCTGAAGGTTGCGGAGATTGGCCAATGCGTATTCCTTGAACCGCAGGTAGGAGCTGCTGTATGTTTTGCCTCGTCTTGCCTCTGCATAGGCAAGCAGCAGATTATCCCACTGATAGATCTGTTCATAAAGATTGCGGAACTTCTTGCTCATTGGAAGGTGACGGCAGGTTTCGATGAGCTACTCCCTGCCATTGCCACCACTCGGACATGAGTTTGCCGAAGCTGGACTTGATGGCTGGCACCTGATTAGCACCGGCCTGCTGCCCCGTAGAAACAGCAGAGCGTAAAGGTGTTTGACAGTGGCCACGGCCGCAAAACGCGCCGAGATGTTGTTGTTCGCATTCGATGGAGCGTTGTTCCAGTTAGCACAACGTGAACCGGAATTAGATCCATTGTTCCAGTTGCCACCC